TCTGAACATTCATATCACCAAGCAGACGACGATATTTTTCTTGATTCAGAAGAATCTGCGTCATATCACATTGAATCAGGTCACCGTCAGGAGTTTCATCGTACATCACGGAATCATATACAGATTCTTGACGACAAGGATGATTTTCAACCAATTCAGGAACATAATCATTTTTAATAAAATCGGGATTTTTATAAGCGAAATCTCTCATAATAGACAAAAATTAATAAGGTAAACCATTACGATCCAAGTTCTGCACAGCATGCACTTGGAAATTAACATTACACAACAATTGGTCAAATGCAACAGAACAATTGGCAGCATCAACCTGTGGCACAAAAATAGAATTAAGTTGTTGAGGGCGTACCTTCATGGACTGATAAGACCAAGCACCAGCAGAAGTAAGAACTTGCCAACCGTCAAGAGGAGCAACCCAGGATTGATAAGCAGCACCAGTACGGAATGCTGTATGAACCGTATCGATACTAGATTTCCACTGCCAGTAGCGAAGATTATAACCAAGGGATCCAGAGACAGATCGACCAGGGTTATTCTGCAGGTTCAATGCCGGAACAGCTTGCATACCAAGCTGATCAAATGCAGGTTGCGGAAAATCAGATACATTAGTAACAGTTAGTTGAGGGTTTTGACCTGTAAGACTCCAATCCAATAATGGAACAGCATGATACACACACATAATCACTTGATGTTCAGCACCACAATCGTAGGTAAGTGTATGTCCTGACTGGCTAGAGACACCCTTACCAGCAATAGAGGCCTGAGAACTATCAGTATCGAGATTAGTATTAACTACCTCATTAATATTAATAACATTAGACCAACCACCAATATAATGTGCATGATTACCCATATACTCGGGAGCTTTAATACCGAATTGAGCAGCCATTTGATCAGAATAATCCTTACTACTAAATTGCACTACTTCTTTCCAACGTTGGAGATACTCGGTAGCACGAATGGAAAGAGCAGATAAATCTGAATTAAGAAACGAAGGACGAAGAGACGTAGCCTGTCCAGAGACAGTTACAGAAGGAGAATTAGGTTTATTTTCGACACCGCTAACAGAAGAACGATCATCAGATACGACCACAACAGAATTAGACGGATAAGACGAAGAGAACTCAGACGGTAAAATAGCTACTGAACCATACTGAGAACTAGGTAACATGCCCATGAAATAATCCTTAGGATAATTAGCATAGCGCATCTTAAGCATATCAGCGCATAACGTAATATAACTAGTACCTTGCCAATAATCTACATTGTAAGCATAAGCTAAATGTTTCTCCCATTGAGAATTACTAAAGAAATCAAAATAAATCTTCTGATACGCAAGGATAGGAAGCATATTTACCACCTGACTTACAGAATAGACCAAGGGATTATCTCCGTCACTAAGATTATCAAGACCTAAATACTTCTTAGTAATTGCAGCCTTGCCTGTATTAGACTTATCAATCATAGATCCATAGCCAAGTAGATCCAATAATTTACAAGCACCATAGACATAGGGAAGACCAGCGTCATCACGAGTATTAGGTTGGTCTCCAGTATTTGCCGCAAGCAATAGAGTATTAAATTGAGCCATAGTGGTATAAGGAACAGAACGTAACGCAACACTATTCTTATCAGCACTAGCCGCACTAGTCATATAATCAACCATCTGAGTAAATGACTGTGGAAGAGCACGAGAGATTAAGCGCAATGGTACAGCATAAAAATCGTAATACTCCTTAATACGGGTATAAGCAGCTGTATTAACAGGAACAGTACGAGTAAACCAATCCGAGGAAATACGATACTTATTACCTGGAATAGCAATCTGCCAATAGCATGGCAGAATTTCACCAACCTTAGCGGTGAATAACTTCTTCGAACTTAAGTCAAATGAAGATCGATGCGTAGAAATTCTCGCTCGATCGAGGGGATTAAAATCACTCATAAGCAATTAATAATTAAATAGTTAAACATGGATATTAAACCATGCGATTAAAAACATTATTAGCATCATTAAGCTTCTTATGCTTAATCATATCACGACAGAATGCCGAACTACGATACCGGAGTTGCTCAAGAAGTTGAACCGTTTCACTTGATACGGCCTGCAAGACATCTTTCTCTTGCCCGTTTTGAGGCAACGCAAACATACAATCTGAAATGTCCGGGTTAACGGAACGTAAGTTGAATTCATCTCGTAAATTTTCATAATCCTTTTTCTTCTCATATTCTATACCTTTTTTAATGATAAAACGAATACGATTGGAATAAGCACCAATATCAGAGCCGAAGCCAGGTAAATGCCAATTACGGAAGAATTTAGAGACATATAAGAACAGCCGATATAACTTATTAATATAAGATTCAATATCGACATCACTAGAACTGTTGCAGAACCTAGTAAGACACCGAGAAGCATGTAATATAATTTTATCATCATCAGTAAGAATAGGATTAACCTTAATGTAATTATAATAAGCACGAACAAGGCTCAGAACCGAATCCTGTTTGTAGGCGATAAATCCGAATCTTGCAATCCTTTGCGGCGTTCGGTGTACAGAGAGAAGAATTCGAGCAATCGCAGTACTATCATCATTGCGAGCAGACGAGAATCGGGGCAATAAGGTACGGATATACGACATGGGTGGAGTTGACCGAACACAGATACCGTTGAAATTATAGATTCGTCCATTAATGACAGAATCGATTTTTTGCTCAATCTGCGCATAAGGATCTTCGTTTTCAACGAAATCGCAACCTTTCTCAAAGAATCCGAGAGACGCTCTCGATCGGGGCTTAAACGAGCGGCATAAGCGATATAACGAGGGAGCAGAGCTAAAGCTATTAACGTAACTCGCAACGTACGAACTAGATCCACCAGCGGCACGTTGGAAATCTGAACGACCGAGTTTCCAACTCTTAGAGTGACAGTATCGTAAAACCTCGGCGACTTTCTCCGAGTTCGTGAATAATAAGAGATGATAATGCGGGCGAAAATGGACGGGTCCGTACTCACCCACAGCGTAGAAATGTAACGGTTCATAAGATCCTAATTTTGAAAATAAATGTTTACGTAAGCGCTTAATATAATTCTGAACATCAACATAATTTAAGAAGGGAATAAGATTATCACGACCGTATTGCGCAGAAGCGGGATAGTCCGTTTTGTCAACGGCTTGCGTTTTACCGATAAAACTACGAATAGCACCCATACTAAGAAACCAATTATCTCTAACAGGAACATATTCCTTAATCTCACGGTCAAACGGAACAGTACCCTGAACCTGTTCGAAGAAAATATGACACAACGCGGAGTTATCATTACATTGATACTCAGAAACAGGGATATATTTATGATGTTCATCACCAAAATGGGTATCTCCTGAGATGCCTACAACGTCCTCATATTCACTATGTAAAACTTTACAATTGAATAGAGGAATATGTTCATTATCATATGTAAGCGTCACAAAATAAGAATACTTAAATGCACTTCCAGCAGTCTTTACACGCATAGACGCCTTTTGAGCACGTTTATGAATACAATAATCACATTGACCACAATCCACAGCAATGCGTACGCCGGTGTAACGATTAGTAATAAACGAACGATACTGACAATGATCAGTCGCTTTCAGTAAATCAGGAGAAAATTTCATAATTATTTACGCTTATCAATCACACAGTGTCGTTGACGACCACTAAATGATATATGAATAAAAGTCGGATACAATATTAATTGATCAAAAGGACGAACATTATCAGAATAAGAGTGAATATGTTCAAGTAATTGACCGTAAGTGGTAGAACCATACGGCTTAAAGTCAATAGCATCACCAGTCAAATGCTGAGAATTGGGAACACCTCCAGCAGCTTTATTCTGCTCAGGAGTACGCTTAGCACTCGTTATCGTAATATGATCATTAACAGACAACAAATACTTGAGAAAATCCATAATAACACAATTCATAAGCCAATAGCATTAAGAATATAACCTAAAGCAGCAGATACAGCTCCAATAATAATTTTCCAAACATTACTATTTTTCACAACTCTGAGTTTTAAGTTCAACAAAATCATTTTCTTCTTTAAGCGAATCCACAATAACAATAAGACCCAACGAAGAAACTCGCTCAGAGTAATTTCCAAGACCGTCGAGAGAATTAACGATATAAGGCGGAATAACATCACGACAAGTGTTTTTTTCTTTAACTGAAATAATAAATTTCTGCATAATTGTAATAATTTTAAAGTGTTAATAACAGTTGTAACTTCTAACAGGGGACAAATATACAAACTATTTCTGTAACTCCAAAAAAAACTGTCTTTTTTAGATTCTACAGTAGGGTGTGAGTTGTGCGTTTATGGACAAGGGAAGACGAAACCGAGATGATAACTCGGGTTTTCCTTACGGACACAACTAGGGGCTCCGCATGATTAACTACGTGGATGTATACAAAGGTGTATAGGCACGGCAAGGCAGGAACTGTCTTGCCTTTGCGCACCTACGTGCTAAAATACCGAAGCGGAACGCTTCTCTAAGGAAGTCGCTCCGCTCCGTTTTTCGACCAGGCCCTATGCGGGCGGCAGGTGTATATCGCTCAAGCGCCGCGATGGGCTTCTAGTCCTGAAGGATGTAAAGCTTCTTGGGATACAATACTAACGACCAATACTATTACCAACACCTTGGAAGATACGAGTACCATAATCAACAGCATTACGCAATTCATAAGAATTAACATCTTTCTGTTTAATCTTAGAAGACCATTTATAATAATCACGCAAAGCTTTTTCTTTAGAATACTCTACATTTTTAAGAACATTAACATTTTTAGAATCCCAAAGAGATGATAAACCACGAGAACGATTAGACTGAATATTTGCATAAATCAAAGAATCAGCGGTCTGAGAAGCAATCCTATTACTAATCCGAATACCATTGGTTTCAGCGGCAGTCTTTACAGCCTGTGCCATTTGATTTTTATATTGGGCTTCAGTCAAAGAACCTTGAACATACAGATTAGCAAGCGTTTGACCTTTAATAAACAAGTCAGCTTGTTGTTGCTCATCAAGATATTTATTAAGTATCTGTTGAGATTCAGAGTCAAGCAAGATCTGTGCCTCTTGAGCCGAAGTAAGACGGCCTGCAAACTCCATGTTTTTAAGCTCCTGATACTCCTTGGATTGATCCAATAATGCAGAACGACGACCAGTAGACGCATTCCAATAACCTGATTGACCGACACCAATATTACGATAATTCGTATCACCAAGGATCTGTTGCATCCTATACGGAGTAAGAGCAGCATTACTCTCAGCATTAAGCATAGCAGCACGAGCTTGAGCCATGGAAGCAAGAGCAGAGCCTACATCAGAAAAATCAGGGCGAAATGATTGTAAACTAGGCATACCAGCAGCAGAAGCAGCAGCACCGCCTGAAGCAGGAGACTTCGAGCCGGCCATAGCAGCAGAGCCTTGAACAAATGGATTTAAACCACGAGAAATCATAGCATTGGGGGAATTATAAGCATTATTCATTCCCCACATTTTTTCTTGCCAATCACGCTGGACTTGAGCCTGTTGGGCATTAAATGCATTATTCTCACGATTAATATCGATACTAGTCTGATTAGTCTTATTCTGAGAAGAAGCGCCAATAGCGTTACCAGCTAAAGAAGCACCAGCGGCAACAATACCTCCAAGGATTAGAGGAGCAATACACTTTTCAGAAAACCCCATTAAGGGGTTCTCTCCAAAATCATAGAACTTCATTGCGCAGGAGAGTCAGGGGCGGACGACGGATCGGGCGCTGACTGCTCCTCTGCCAACATCGTTTCGGCATAAGCCGTAAGTTCAGATTTCTCACTAGCCAACTGCTGTAACACAGCTTGACGTTCCGACATTGTCTGACAATGTCGAGAAATAACACAAGCGAAACGCTCTTCATCAGTCATGCCATCCATAACAGTAGACTGAGTAGGATGCATCTGAGAAAGAATACTCTGAACATTCATATCACCAAGCAGACGACGATATTTTTCTTGATTCAGAAGAATCTGCGTCATATCACATTGAATCAGGT